GTTAACTGTTGCTGATGTAGAAAGTGCAGTAGAACCAGAAGCGATTGTATTTAAGAAACGAGTATTTACAGCTCTGTTCCAATCTTCAACCAAAGACTGAGAAAGGTAAGCCTGAAGGAAAGGAAGATCCTGTAACATTTGGCGGCTAACCTTTGTAAAACCTGCGATAAAAGGCACAGCCACATTAACCATTGTTACATCGTAATCCACTTGTGATTTACTATTACCTTCGGTTTGCGCACCAAAAGAACCTTCTCCTACAGGGCTGTTTCCGCGAGGAAAAGTTACGTTACCTGTAGCTGTAGGGATGATACGAAAAACATCGTAAAGATGAGGATTGTAAAAAGAACGAAGCAAATTTGAAGGCACATAGCTAATCTGAGAAGTACCAGTCAGGTTATTGCTCAATGTCATATCTGCAACATCCTTTGTAGATTGAAAAGGAGTTTCAGATTTGATTTTGTCGAAATTCTCAGCTACAATTTCATAAATTGCAGACTTGAACTTGTCGCTATTAGTCCAATCTTTTTTTGCAGAACTTTCAATACCGGATTTCAAACGATTAGCGGAGGCAGACATTTCTTTTACTTTGGTTGCCAATTCGCCAATTGTTTCGTTTTTCTTTTGCGCATCTTCATTTAATTGCGCAATGTCAGCAGCTAATTTAGCATCAGCCGATTTAATTTCTGATTTGATGCCATCCACTAAGGGATTCAGGGCATCGAGGATTTCATTTGCCATTTTTTGTTATTTGTAAAATTTTAATAATTGTATATCTATTGCAGATTTTAAGCTATTTAAGTCAAGTGCAGTCTCCTGCGGCTTTACCTCTTCCTGTGCAGTCTCCTGCGGCAGAAACAAAGCAGAAACCTCTTGCAATTCGTTTATAAGTAAAGATTCGTTTTCACCTGTGTATTTACCTTCTTTCAGCTTTTTAATAACCCAAGCCATGTAATCAAAAGCTGTTTCTTTCTTTTGCTCCAAAAAGGATTTGACAACCTCGAAAGTTGGTGTATTAGGATTAGCACCCCATAACACCGCGCTACCTTCCCACAAAGCCACTTGAGTAATTACATTGTGATCAACCCCTTTTTGCTGATTGAGAACAGAGAACCCAACGCTGTGCTGTGTAATGTCACCACGCTCATAAAGAGGCCATGCCACTTCTTTCCAAAGGAACATATCCCGGTAACTATTCTCACCTACAATGTATTTGCCCTCTTTATATAGCTTTTGAAATTTACCTAAACTGCTTTCAAGTTTACGCTCATGGTTTACTAAATGCCAAATCTCATTTGACCCATTAGGGCCGCGCTCTGCTATTGTCTTATCAAATGCAGATTTTTCAAATACATCACCGTCCCTATCCACGCTCTCCATTTCAGCAATGGCAACCTTTACGCTGCGCTTTGACGTATCTACATCAAGCGCTTTTAAATCGTAAACCTTATGCTGAATAGTATTCATTGCTTTTTTATTTTGCCAATACGAAACGCAAACCGCATATCTCTGATCGTTTTCTCCATATTCCCCTACCATTTCACTATCACCCATGCACCTATCTAAAAACTGATCTCTATTTTCGTTTGCTCTCGGACTTGGCATATTAACAAAATTCAAATATAAAAACAATACAAAGATAAATATTTGTCAACTATCTAAAATTAATACTTTGTTTCCTTATTAACCTTCCATTTGCATCCCTTTTGTTTACTATCGCAAAAGTGCAACGGCAACGAATAACATCAGCGGCTCCTGCCTGTGGATCATGTGGATGCTCTAACTCTGTTCCCGATCTGCGATCCACAAACTTATCATTAAAATCTACCGTTTGCCCATCTAAATGCCAATGATCTGCTTTATCCTTTTGCCCATTGATAGGATTGCCCCTCGTTCTGTTATCCTTTGCAGCAACCCACATCTTCTGCTTTTCAAATGGTGATTTGTCCGCACCTACAAAAGTTCCTGCATGAATAGCCCTGCCAACCTCAGTACGTGCAATCATATCGGATCTATTCCTATTTAACCCAGGTACGTTTTCGCTAATGTACTGAGCATAATCAGCATACCCCCACCCCTCCCGATTGCCTAACTCTAATATATCCAACATCATTGTACGGCTAGTCTTTACAATTTGAAGTACGCCATTATTGTAAAAATTAGTACCTAGATATTCCATTATCAATTGAATCCACTCCTCAGATGTGTTAAACTGCTTTTCTTTACGTAAACTATCATAATTCTGCCTTGCATATCTTACACCAACCTCACGAATTAAAGCAGTCATTGCGCCGCTTATGCCATCGCTAAAAAGCAGGTTATTGACATAGCGCCTTGCATCCTGTTCGCTATTTCTTAGCGCATTCTGAAAGCCTTGCATATCTGACTGCAAAGCATTATAAAACCTCTTTTGATACTTTGTGATGTATTTAACGGCTTTATTCCTCTCTCTGTTCCAATATATTCGCCTCTGTCTTGCCGTCATATTTTGAGATAAAGTTAATCAGTTCCTTTGTGAAATGACCACGTTTTATAATCAATTTACCGTATTCGTTAATACAACTCTTTTCTTTTTCTGTCTCAGGATATTTCCGCTTTGCAATGCTTTGACAATACTTTTTAATTTCTATTGTTTGTGACATTGTGCTGTATAAACTTATAAAATTTTATCGCTTCTGTATTAATTAGTGCCTCAAATATACAAACGTTCACAAACTGCCAGCCGTAATCCTTAAGCCATATAATCGTTGTACTCTCCGCTTTCATCATGGCTGCCCGATTCGTTTGGTACGTCAATGTCCTCTATAAGCCCGTAATTGCCTGTAATTAAATACTTACTATGCATTTGCTCCGTTGTTGGCTCAAAGCCTAACAATTGCCTATACTCATTACCTGTGATTGCGCCCCTGTCAAACATACCGTTATAAACCGTTGACATTTTGCTATAATCATCCTGTAACTCAGGTATTGCGCTAAAATCAAAATCCAAATACTCGCGGCTCTTAAATGATGTCACCAAACCTCTGTTAAGTTCATCCCTTAAGCTGTTGCACATTGGCATGATTAAATCAGTAACAAATTTCTTTTGTGCCCATTCTTTGTTACTAAATGATTGACCAGGCACTAAAATATCAGGATCTATACCCAACGCCATCGCAATGCGCTCCATTGTTTTATCTTGGCTATCAAGTAGCTGCATGTCAACTGAATCCTTGCCAATATCCAAATAATTCCATTTGCCCTGTAAAGTAGCAACAGCGGCTTTCATTGCAGCATTATTGACTTTATTGTCAATAACCGATCTTAACTGCCCAGCTTGCTCAGGTGTTAAGTTATCAAGTGTTTCGTTTGTTAATACACCTTTTGCACCCCCATTCTGAAACATTGCGACAGCGGCCTCCATAGCATCGTTATCCTGTTGCAGCCTTCTTTTTAGCGGAATCATTGGATTAAACCCACGCAAATGGCTGCGATCAACAGCATCAAAATTCGGGTTAAATGTTTTCCAATGTATAATGTCAGTCTTTGCAATTGGGATAAACTTACCGCCCAAATCTATCAGATACCCACTAACACCGTATAAATCCTGTGGATCAGGTACAATTTCAACCTTTGCAGGAGGGAGGATATACATCTCAAGCACCTCTCCATTTTCAATACCGCCCCTATTTAACCAAATGAAACATTCACCAAACAAAGCATAAAACGAAAACAACCCCTCATAAAATGAATCAGCACCCTGTGAAGGATTAGGGTTATTGATAAGCTCTGACAAAGCGCTATTGCTTACAACCTCATCCAATGCCTTTATCCGGTCTAATTGGTAGCGTTGCACGTTATTAACAGGGCTGTGCTTATATCTCTTTAAAGATGTTTGATTCTTTGGCAGATACGTATAAAGAGGCACATTTGATGCTTTCCTTGCTATCTTTTTAATAACCGTAAAAACAGTATCGTTGTTGGTGTATGCATTCGCATCTTTATCCCACCTGAAAAAGTTTACATGATTGCCAATGTAAATACCGGGGAATGACATCGCTTTCGTTTTAATCTTTTCGATGCCTAAAAATTTGGTAATCCAACTCATTAGAATGCTACCCAGCTGGGTGATTTAGTTGTTAATTTGGTAAAGATAGCATAACGCATGGCATCCAGTAAGTGATCATGCTCCTTTACAGGAGATTCGTCCGATGCTATATTACCATCTTTATCCGTTTTCCATTTGTACGATTGCAGTTCTGCTTTCAGATTATTGCTATTATGTACAATATGCAAAGGATGTGATTTAACCTTCATGATGCCAGCCCATACATCTTTATCCGCTTTCTTGCAATTAAACCCGTTTCTGCTTAATTCCTCAATTGTTTTCGGCTCCGCTGCATCACAAAAGATCTCATCACTCCTTGTCAAATTTAAACTCTTTAATTTAATCACAAGGTCTGAAATTGTCAACTTAGGCTCATAAAGCATTTCCTGTATGTAATTAGAGCCCTCATAATGCTCTATTTTTACAAGTGCTGTAGGTACTGTATAACCAAAGTCTAAACCATAAAATACTTGACCTTTGCCGGGTAATTCACTAACAACTTTCCAATTGGTATATATAAGTTCCTTACTTGCTCCCCTTTGCCCTAACCCGTAAACTTTCCACATGAAATCATCCGGTAAATCTTTGTAGCTTTCAATGTAGTCAATCTGTTGTTGGCTTAGATTGTGGATGTTGTCTTTGTATGTTGAATGTATCTTTTTGTTTTTGGGGTTGTCAGCTATATCGTAAACCCATGAATTAAACTCAGCAGGGTTCCAATCCATGAAAATAGTTCCTGTAGTCCGCATGGCTAACTGATCAAATAATAATTTACTAATTAGATTTGCCTCGTTTATGAATAGTATGTCACGCCCTGGCCCCCTCGCTTTGCCCTCATCCTCAAGTCCGAAAAGCTCAATGTATGATCCATTTGGAAAGGAATAAACGAAATCAGTCCATCGCATCCAATCTTCGTACCAATTGCCTGTTTCTTTTAAGACCTGTTGTAAATCCCTAAATGCGCCCCTTTTGATGTGAGGCAAAGAATGCGAAACAACTGAAATACGTTTGTTTGCCTCAGTTGTTGCAATGCTTACAAGTATCTGTATTGTGCTGTAAGATTTACCGGAACGGCTACCACCTTCATTGCATATGATCTGCCAGCCATCGTTATAAGCCTGATGGGTCGGCCAAATTACTTCGCTGGGTATCGCCATTTTTGCTTATAATAACAGGTTTTAATTGCGGAATATTCAAAGCACCTTCAATGTTTAAATTTTGCTTTGTTTTTCCATACGCTCTTTCTAGTAATACTTCTGCTGCCCTTACATCGCCCTTTAATGCCTTTGTCTTTAATGCTTCAAGTATATTTTTTGCATCACTTAACCCATTTTCCTCTTCACCTAAAACATCAGCCAACAAAACATCTATTTCTGGTAATTTCTTTTTACGGCCAACATTTACCGTATTTCCTGACTTTAATTTGCCGCCATTTCTACCTTCACGCATAACGAGTTATTTACGGGAAATTAATAAGTTTTATAATAAATTCTCTTTATGTTTTTAACCTCATAAATTAGTTCATTGTCTTTCCTCCTCAAATACATTCGCCTAATTACTTGGTAAACCGTTTTACCGTATTTGTAACATGGCAAAGTATCCCTAATCACTACCCTTTCAATATTAAACTCATTAAACAATACCCAAATGTAAAGATACCTTGCTTTATCGTAATACCTATCTTTTACGGTCAACTCCCGGAATTTAGGTGTCAACATTTCCTTTTCAATAATAGCAGCAACTTTATTGATCAGGATGTTTTGCATTAATCAAATATCGTTTTTGGCAATTCATCAAAAACCGTTCGCATACATAAAAATAGATAAATGTTTCAGGAAAGCAAATA